CGCCCTGTTGCAGCAGCACAGTAAGGGGAGCCTGGCCCGCCTGGAGGCTGACCACGATGTCGGTGAACTGAGCAGGCACCTGGCGCAGCGCGGCGGCGGTTTGAGCGGCGGACACACCCATGGTGCCCAGCCCCTTTGTGGCAGCGCCAGCAGCGGCGGCCTGTGCAGCCTCGACCGCGCGCAACTGGGCAAGGATCGGCTCCATGACGTCGCCGCCAATGCCGCGATACTTTCCCCAGGCTTCGAAATACTTGGCAGTCCCTTTCTCGCCTGCCTCTGCGGCGACCAGCGCACGCTGAACGCTGTTGACCCAGGACTTCTCGAAGGACTCCAGCTTACGAGCGGTCTGGTCGGCGCCCTCGCCCATCTTGGAGATGCCCTTGCTTGCCTCCTGCCCGGCCTTGACTACGGTCTGAGCGGTTTCCTGGATACCGCGCTTGACCCTGTCCAGCCCCTCTTTAGTGTTGTCCTCCGCGACAACGCTGACTACAGCCTTGGGTCCTTCTTGCGTCATAGATCCGCCCGTAAAAAAGGCCCGCCAAAGGCGAGCCGGAAATAGAAAAGCCCCGGAGGTCCGGGGCTTAGTTGAGTGCCTCGCTAAGGAGGCAACCTGTCAGTTGATCTTTTTTATGAGAACGGCGCACAGGGCAGTAATCATTACTGGATCGTCCCCCTCGTCGATGTCCGCAATTCCATCCGCGACAACGAAGCGCTTGTAGCCAACGTAGGCCCCGTAAGAATTCTTGGCATTCACCTCGCCGCATACGTACGGTTCAGGCTTACCCGTTTTTGACCGGTAAATCCCCAGATTCCGGAACTTGGCACTCTCCGGGTCTTTGAAGTCGTGAGAAACAACAGCCTTCGCCTTCGCAACCATTGCCGAGTAGTTCTGCGCGAACACCACAGGTGCCGCCGCGATGGCGGCGACAACGCCAAAAACAGCGAGCAGCCTCATATCCCCTCCAGTAGGTAAAACTGGAGGGGATGGTATCAAACGGCCCTCAGCGGCCTTCTGTCAGGTCGCGCCCGCCGCCCTCAGCATCAGTTCAGCCGCAGCGTTGAGGCATCGCCCGTAGTCGCTGTCATCAAGATCGACATCGATCTCCCTTCGGCCTCGTGGCCCTGCGAGCCGAACGAAAACCTCCACCTCGCGCTTGCCTCGCGCCGTCACCTTCATCGCCTGGCTACGGTCGTTCTGAAATCGCTTGCTGCTGACGAAGTTCACGCCGGGGAGCTGATCGGCACAGAGCACGCCGGCCTGCACCATGGCGTCACGGGTTCCACGGTAGTAGACGCCTTCCGCAGCGCTGAACCACATCCGCACGCCAGCCTTGGCCAGAGCCACCAACCCCAGAGGGCAATGCGTGGGCGAGACACGTTGCGCATCAGCCGTTGTTGTGATAATTTCCATGTCGAATCCTTTGGTCGCACGATTGATTCGCCTGAGAGCCTCGCTGGTTGCTGCCAGCGGGGCTCTTTCCTTTTGAGCCGTCACGCGGCCACCGCCATCTGCTCCTTGGAGAACTCCTGCGCCAGCTTGGCCAGCCCCTTCGGAGTGATGTGGCAGTACGGGGCGTACACCTCGTGCCCGGTTTTCTCGTCTGTGTAGCGCGCCTCCTTGTAGATGAGGCGTCCAGCCTGGATGTGCGGCTGCTTGGCGACCCAGCGGCCGTTCAGGCGGTACGTCCATTCGTGCTCATGGAGCCAGGCGGTGAAGCGGTTCTCCTTGACTCCCAGCAGCTTGGCCGCCTCGCGGATGGTCACGGACTTCTCGCCGGCCGCGATCAGGTCCAATGCCTCGGCCTTGGGCTGCGCAACCGCCAAGGCCTGAGCCTGCGCTTTGTTCTCCAGCGCCAGCTGTTCGTTGCGCTCCACAGTTTCGGCAGCAAGGCGTAGCGCATCTGCGTAGCTCTTGGGGATCGCTGGCTGCGCCTGGTTTGCTTCCAGCGCCGTCATGCGATCGAAGACCTTGGCCTGCAGCTCGTAGCTGTAGCTCATGGCCATCAGGCAGGCCTCGCGCTTCGGAAAGTTGTAGATTGCGCGCGTCCGAGCCGCGTTGTTCACCGTATAGGAAGCGGTTCCAAGGAACTTTGGAGCCGCTTCTCCGAGCACCTTCGGAACCTTGTCCATGAAGCTATCGTGCCGCAGCTCCGCTTCACCGTCTCCGCGCTGGCTGTTGATGAAGTCCACCAGCTCCAGGCTGGTCATGGTGATCGGCTTGCCGTCGTTGAGGGACATGAGATGGCTCATGCGTCTGCTCCTTGTTGTTGCATATCCTGTCGCTTGAGGTTTTCGAGCAGCAAGATCACTTCCGCCGTGAGGCTGCGACGAGATGCGGCAGCCCGTGCTTTGAGCCAATCTTTCAGCTCAACGGGCAACCGCACATTGGTCTGCTCATCGATTCGCGCCATTAGAAATCCTTTCATTGCGTGTTATCACGGTGCTAAGACTAGCACAGTGTTAGCACACGTGCAAGCACTGTGATGAGACAATCACCGCATGGCCCGCACCGACCCTCAGCTCAACTTCCGGATCCCCACGGAGCTTCGCGACAAGCTCACAGAAGCCGCGAAGGCAAACAATCGCTCCATGACGGGGGAGCTGATCGCACGACTTGAAGACTCCTTCAAGAACACCATTCAGGCCACCATGCCTCCCGCTCAAGGACATCTCGTGTCGCGCAGCAGCTTGCCGACCATCCATCTCTCGAAGGATGGCAAGTCGCAAGAAATCTCACTACATGACCTTGCAAGGGCAATCGCTTCAGAAATGCAAAAAAACCCGGACTGAGCCCCTGGCAGTGCAGTTGCCCTCCTGGCATACGATGGGAGCTTCCATATCACCATCTGCCAGACGAGGAGCCAATGATCCTGGACCGCGAATTTCAACTACAGATCCTTCGCAGGTATGCAGAGGTCTATCCCAGCCGAACCTTCGAGAAGTGGAGAGCCTTGGACGAGGATGAGCGCAAGGTGTCTGCCAACCTTTTTTACCTGCAGGACCACGGCCTGGTGGAAATCGTTGGTCAGCTATCCCAAGAAGGGAGTCTCATTTACCAAGGGGGTCACATCACAGCAAAGGGCATGGACTTCCTGGCGGATGACGGCGGCCTATCTGCAATCCTGGGCGTCGTGACCATCAAACTGCATGACGACACCATCAAGGCGCTGATCGAGGGGAGGATCCTCCAGTCAGACCTTCCTGAGCCCGAAAAGAAGCGATTCCTTGCTCAGCTTCGAGAGCTGCCTGCCGAGACCACAAAACACCTCGTACTGAAGCTTGTGGACCTTGGGCTTGACAAGGCTCCGACAGCCATCGAGACGATTGGAACGTTTCTGAAGAACCTGTGACCTTCCCGAATTCCAGATAGCCGGCGGTGCCGCCGAGAGCGATGCAAAACGCATCCACTCCCAGCGGCTCGGCAAACTCCAACACCAAGCCATTTCGGGGGTGGCATACCAGCGCACGGGGGCGCAATTCAAGCGGTTCTGTCGCCATTTGTCACTCCTCTCGCATTGCGGCCAAGGCCTCGGATTCCATCACGCGGATGTCGCTGAACAGCGCGTCGTAGTCCTCTTCGCTCAGGCCCATGCGATCCAGTTCATGCTGCAGCGGGATGTAGTCAAGGGATGCCGGGCCGCTCATGGTGTAGCGCCACTGGCTGCCTACCTTGCACCACAGCTTGTAGGCAGGGAAGTTCTCGGGCCATATCTCCACTGGCTGCTGCTCTGCCTCCCAATCCCGGTATGTCATGCCCCAGAAGCCGAGCTGCTCGGCTGTCGGGGGCTTGCGGTAGATGGCAGCAGCTATGGCCCTCAGTTTCCCAGGCGGCCCGTGGTGCAGAGCTGGCGGTAGCCGTCCCACAGCGCAGCGGGCGCGGCCGGGGCCTGGTCGAACAGCTCGATCAGCGTGTCCTTGCTCAGGGCGGGGAACTCCTCGTTCCAGGCGGCCAGGTACTTGAGCACGTTGTCTGCGTTCACGGCATCGCCGCGCTCGAACATGCCGGCGAAGCTGAACTTGGCTTCCTCGCCCTCCTTCTTGGCCGTGTCCTGCTGGGCCGTGGCCAGCGCCAGCGTGGCGCCCGCGATTTCGTCCCACAGGACGCCGAATTCCTTGCGGGTGCGGTACTTGAACTTGCACTCCAGCTTCGCGCTGGTGCCATCCGGCAGAGGGAATTCGATAGTGCCGGCGATGGTCTCGGGACGCTTGCCCAGGATGAAGGGAGCGGCCTTGTCGGCCTTCTTTGCAGGTGCGTTCATGGTGATGATCTTTCAGCAGATGGATGAGAAATGCCCGCGCCCGACTGCCCGCCTCTGCTGAGAGACGAAACAGCCGGGCCGGTGCAACTGGCGCCGATCAGATGGCGTAGCGGGTTGTGCGGCCCTGCGGGGCCATGGCGGCGGTCACGGTGTCCACCTGGCCCTTGGTGAGCGAAGGAACCTCGTTCAGGGCGATGTAGCCGTAGAAGTAGTTCACGTTGCCGTTGGGCTTGAGCACCTTCAGCGCGACCAGCAGGCGGTCCTCGGAGGCCTTCTTGGTCGCCTTGTAGCCCGGCAGACTGGGGTCATCGCCGATGGGAATGGTGATGCTGGTGGCACTGAAGCCCGTGGGAATCTGGAAGGTGTTCATGCTGGCCAGGGGCGCCACTTCGGCGAACTGAGCCTCGCCGCCCGAGGTGGACGGGTTCAGCACCTGCTGGATTTCCTGCCACTTCTTGATGGGCAGGGCAGACGCCGGCACGCCGCCGCCTGTGGTGAAGCGCGCAGTGTTGGAGGTGTCCAGACCTTCGATCTCGAAGGTGCCTGCGGCAGTATTGGCAACGCGGTACGCGCGGTTGTTCGCGTCGTCCCAGCCTGCGGTCAGGATGAACTCCTTGCCGTTTGCCATGCCGTGGCCCGCTGCCGTGGCAACCGCTGCTGTCGCGTTGCTGATGGCGGTGATCGGGATCACTGCGTCGTATTCGGTGGAAATGAACAGCTTGGAGCCGTCCGGAACGCTATATGCCATGGTGGGCCTTTCGGATATGAAAAAACCCGCCGAAGCGGGTGTGAGGTTGCGCCCGAGCGGGCAAAAAACCGCCAGGCGGCTGAACTGGTCAGGGGCCTATCGGGCGCCCCAGATGGTGTAGGTCTGCAGGTAGCCCGGCGTCTCGTCGCCGTCGCCGTAGGCCCCGATGGGCTCGGAGACTGGGCGAGCGATCAGATGAGGCATCGCGGCACGCAGGGCGGCCTCGATGGTCTGCATCAGCGAAAAGGCCTTGAGCGGCGTGCTGTCCCAGGTGTTGATCTGGATCTGCACGTTGCGCTTGTCGGCCACGGTGTTATCCAGCCACTCCAGCGGATCGCCGCCGATGTGCTGCCATGTCACGTAGGGCTGCTGGGTGCCGAATGGAGCCGTGCCGACATGCACGCGCGGGCACGCTGCCAGCAGCACGGCCATGAGGTCAGATTCAAGCGCCACCGTAGGCCCCCTGTTCAAACAGCCGGCGCCACAACTCAGCCTGCGCAGCCTTCTGCGCCTCCGGCAGCGAGCTGGCCGCGCTGCGCACGAAGGCCTTGCCAGGAACCTGCTTCGGGCTCGGAAGAGTCACGTAGTAGGCGTCCTTTTGGGCCTGGCTCGCGCGGCGTGGAGGAGGCGGCTGGCCGTCCATGCCGGGCCGCACCATGGGCCGCACCTGACCGTCGTTGGTCTGGTAGTAGCGGTAGCGCTGCAGGTAGCCGAACTCCACCAGATGCCCGTGCGGCGCCTTCTTGTGGTTCCAGCTGATGTGGTACTCCGCCCTCTTCCCGTCCTCCGACTTCTCGTCGCTGAAGTACTGGTAGATGGAGCGGTCAAGGTTGCCAGTCACTCGGCCCAGGCCCTGGACGTTGAGCTTGACGCGCTCGTAGATCACCTGCGCGCCGGCCTGGGCCATGGGCCGGATGGCAGCCTCCACGCCAGACTCCAAGTCGTTGAGCATGTCGTCAACAGCGCTCAGGTCGAGCTCCATGCCGAACGAGTTGCCGCCAGTCAACACCTTGCGGCGGCCATCCCGCCCCGGATTGGATAGGGTGCGCCTTGCCATTCAATCCTCCTTCAGGACTTGCCCTGGATGAGCTTGCACACGAGATCCATGTATTCCCGGCTCGGGCCGGGGAGCAATGCCTCGATGCTGTAGATCTGTCCGTCGAACAGCACACGCATGCCGGCATCCAGGCCGGCGCGACGCCGGATGCGGATGCTCGCGCGGACGATGGACACCTCAGCGTCTGCCTTGATCGTGCCCAGGCCAGACTTGTGCAGCACGCTGGCTGCGATGCGGCCCGGGGAGATGTTCTCCCAGCCTTCGGGCAGCGGAGTGCCCCATTCATCCGCGCCGCCTGTCTTGCGCTGGATGTGGATGCGATCCTTGAGGGTGCCGGCCTGCATGTCACACCCCCAGGCCAACCCGATGCGGGTACAGCAGCGAATGCGCGCCCATCGGCAGCTTGTTGGCAGCCGTGGAAACAACATCCTCGCGGTTTGCGTACAGGTGCCCCAGGATGAGCAGGATGGCGGCCCGCACGGCGGGGTTGATCACCATGGGCATCGCCTCCTCTGGCTCATCTGCAGCGTCAAGGTCGGCCTGGGTGGCGTAGACGTTCCGGTTCAGGAAGTCGCTGGCCGCAGTCTCGGCGGCGCCGATGTAGAGCTCAATCAGGGCATCCTCATCATCGACATCGACGCGCAGGTGCAGCTTTGCCGTCGGCAGGTCGATGAGGCTCACTTTTTTCCTCGCGCCGGCTTCGGGGCGGCTGCAGGCGCCTGGTCAGCAGCGCCAGCGTCTACCGCCTTGGTCTGCTCGACCTCGGCAGGCTGCTGCACGTCGGCGGGCTGCTCCTGGGTCACCGACTCGGACACTTGGTCAGCAGCGCCAGCGTCGATCAGCTGCTGGCCTCGGCTGCTGTCCATGCACGCGACCATCCCGGCGCGCGGGTCCGGCTTTTTGAACTTGATGAGCATGGCTCTCTCCTGGTGGAGATGGGCAGGCCCGCCGAAGCGGGCCCAGCCATCAGGTGATGTTGCCGAAGTCGCCGTAGATGAAGGCTTCGGGGCGATACACGGCCAGGGCCAGCCGCTCCTCGGCCAGGACGGTGACCAGGTTCTTCACGAAGTCGTCTTCGTTCTCGGTGGCCACCTCGACACGCGCCTGCCAGCGGTCGAACAGCTGCGCACCCAGCTTGAAGGCACCGGCCAGGAACTTGTCCACGGTGATGGCCTGGGTCGTGACCACCGGGCGGTTCCACAGCGAGGCGCCGATGATGCCCTGCGGGTTGCCGATGATGTAGCGGCCTGTGGTGTCCTTCAGCAGCTCGATGCGCGCCCAGTCGATGGGGTTCATCACCACACCCGTGGACGGGAACTCGGCCAGCTCAGCCTGCAGGAACGCCAGGCGGATGTTGTCGATGTTCGTCTCGGTGCCGGCCGGGTCGAACGGGGCCACGAAGGCTGTAGCCTGCGGAATGATGCCCAGCAGGTTCTGGCCGGTGCCGTCGCCGTTGAGCAGTTGCTGCTCTTCCTTGAAGGCCAGGCCGTAGCGCAGGCGACCGTCGATCAGGCTCGCCAGCTGCGAGGCATCGCTCAGGATCTGGCGCGAAGCCTTCATGTAGTGCGCGATCACCTTGGCGGTCGTGCTCACAAGGTCGAACTTCATGCTGGACTCAGGCTTCTTGGCGCCCTCGGCGACCATGCCGGCATTGTTGGTGAAGCCCGTTTCCTTCACGTACTCCAGCGCGTTGCCGTCCATGTTGCCGGGGGTGATCAGGTCGCGCACGGTCATGCGGCGCTGCGGCAGGGCCTGTACGCCTGCCAGACGGGTGGTCTGCACCAGATCGCCAGCGGCACCGTCGGTGTCGGTGGTCACGCTGGTGATGGCCGCCTTGATGGTCATGTCAGCGCGGCCACGGGGAGTGGTCTCGCCCAGGAAGGACTTGACCTTTTCGTTGTTCACGAACTGCTGGCCCAGCGATTGGTGCTGCACGTCTCCGCCAGCGCCGTTGGCCTCCAGCTTCGCCAGCAGCTGCTGCGCGCCCTGCAGGTTGGCCTGCAGTTCACCTTGCTTCATGAGCAGTTCGTCCACCTTTTCTTTGTTGGCAGTGGACATCTGCACGCCCTTGGCAGCTTCAGCCAGGGCTTTCTCGCCAGCTTCTTTCACCTGGCTGCTGATCTTGTCCAAAGCAGCCTTGATTTCGGTGGGGCTGAAATTTTGGGTTTCACCCAGAAATGCCGCCCCGCCCAGGGCCAGGGCCACGTCTGGATGCGCAAGCAGGAAGGCGTGCGTATGAGCTGCGACATCAAAGCCCATGGCCTGGGCGCTGATGGAGATCGCGCACAACGCGATCACGGCGAGAGAGAGGTACTTGCGTTGCATGGTGTTTGCCTTTCAAAGATTGGGTCAGGTCAAGGAGAAATCACGGAGTGCAGAGAGCACTTGTGCCCCAGCATCACTGCCGGCGCGTTCGGTGGGATCGCCCACACCGCTGCCAGCGGGATCACCCACGCTGGACTTGAAATCGCTGATGAGGCGCATGGCCTCGCTCTTGGGCATGCCGCTGTTGCGCAATGCAGCCTCCAGACGGCGCACCGCCGAGGCGCTGGCGTTGCCGCCGCCCTTGCCCACCTGGTCAGAGGCCAGCAGCTCGTCTGCGAAGCCCTGCTCCACGGCTGCCGCGCCGCCGATCCAGGACTCGGAGTCCATGAGCTTGGCGATGGCCTTGGCCTCCAGGCCCGTGCGGGACGCGTAGATGTCGCCCATGGCGGCATCGAATGGTTCCAGCCAGGCGGCCAGCTCGCGCAGGTCGTTGCGGTTGCCCATGGCGACGACCCAAGCGTTGTGAATCATCAGGAAGCCGGCGCGGGCAATCTGCACCGTGTCGCCGGCCATTGCGATCACAGAGCCCGCCGACGCGGCCAGCCCCAGGACCTTGACGTTCACCTCGCCTTCGTGCTCGCGCAGGAGGTTGTAGATGGCCAGGCCCTCGAACATGTCGCCGCCTGGGCTGTTGATGTTGACGGTCACCGGGCCTTTGCCCAGGCTGCGCAGCGCGCCAGCTACCCGCTTGGCTGTGACGCCCTCCCCCGTCCAGGGGTCGTAGCCGATGGCGTCATAGATGCTGATGGAGCGTTCTTCGTCGCGATCAGCTGCGCGAACCTCGGGACTCCAGCGCTCCAGAGCGCGCGGGAGGATTTCGCTGCGCAGGCTAGCGCTCGGCCGACCCATCGGGGCCACCGGCAAGTTCTTCATGCTCATGGTTCAGCCTTTCTGCGGCTCTTCGTTGAAGCCCAGGAACGCGCGGAACGCGGCCCGGGCCTGGTTTGCTTGGTCTGCGCCGTCTTCCTGGCCCAGGGCATCAAGGGTCGTCATGGCCGACTGGACCGTCAGCACAGCGGCGTTGCCGCCCATCGGCTCGCGGTCTTCCAGCTCGCGCACTTCGTCGCGGGTCAGAATCCCGTTGTTGACCATCGCGGCATAGAACGCGGCTCGGCCAGCGCTGTCGGCCCGCAGGAGCCCCTCCACCGCGAACTTTGGATAGAACCGCGTGCGCTCTGCTGGCGTCATCAAGTCCTTGCTGATGGACTGCTCAATGCGCCGCAGCCATGGCCCCAGCGTGAATGTCAGGAAGCCGATCATCTGCTGCTCGATGCCAGTCCCCCAACTGGTGGACTTCTCGGTATGCCCGACCATCCATGGCGGAACGCGGAACCAGCGGCAGATCGACTCCACAGAGAACGCCCGCGACTCCAGGAGCTGTGCATCAACTGGGTTGATGCCGACGGTCCCGACATCCGTTCCACCCTCCAGCACCGGCGCCTCGCCGCGCTCCACAGAACCCTGAATCTCGGCCTTGAACATCCGCCGTTGCTCCGGCTTCAGGAACGCGGCGACCTTGTAGTAGACCGTGGGCAGCATCCCATTGCGGAACGTCTTGGCGGCGGAACGCTCGGCAGCCATCGCAGAACCGAACACCTTGGCACCGTATGCGATCACCGAGACACCTGTTTCGCCATCGAGCGTGAAGCCTGGCACGTTCCAGATCCGCGCCGCAGGAATCTCCCTGGGCGTGCCGTCGGCTCGCGGGTACTGGTAGATCTTTCGGCCGTTGAAGTCGCGTGTGATGACCAGCTTGTTCGGGTCCAGGAAGGCCAGGCCCACCAGTTGCGTGCCGACATAGAGCTTTTCCGCACGCCCGTTCCCACGCAACAGCATCGATGCCACCAGCGCTTCCCAGAACACCGATGCGGTCGAGTCCGCGTTCGGCTGGTCGTGGATGATGAAGTGCAGCGGGTGATGGCTTGCCAGCCGCTTGCCCGCCGAGGTCTTTTCATGGATCGACAGAGGCAGCGTGGCGATGGTTTCGGAGATGAGGCGCACGCAGCTCCAAACCGCATCCACCTGCATCACCGCCTTGGGAGTGACATCCACCCCCGCCTCGCTGTCCATCACGCGATCCGTGTACAGGTCCTTGTCGCGCAAGCTGAAGGAGCGCACCCAGCCGTCGATGGCCGCGCGCACGCGGCCGACAAGGCCTGTGTTCGTTCGATTTTTCATGCCTTGCCCGTCCGTATTGGGTCGCTCAACCAGTCATCCAAGCCACCCATGGCCTCGGGATTGAGAGACATCAGTTGCACCGCGTTGAACAGCGCCATGAGCGGATCGATCTTGGCCGCGCCCGTGCCCGAGCTGCTGGCCTGCTTGGTGATCAGCATGGCGTTGCCCTTGGGCTCCACCTTCGCGTTGCTCACGCACCAGGCCATGAGCGGCTGGCCGCAGTGCTTGAGCACACCTTCGGCCAGCTTGCGCTCGGCAGTCTTGATCGCTCCGCCCAGCTTCCAACCCTGGCTGATGCCGATGATCTTGTCCTGCGGCACGCCGGCAGCCACCAAGGCCTCCAGCACGCCGCCAACGCCCGCAGGGTCGATGCCCACCCGATCCAGCAGCCCAGCCTGCTCCACCTCGGCCACGATGGAGGCCAGTTCCTCCATGTCATCGCCGATGCGCTCGACCAGCACCAGGTCGCCGTCCTTCACGAAGTCCAGCAACCGCGGCGCGATCTCCTTGCGCCGCTCCAGCACCGAAGGATGGGCCCAGGCCCTGCACCACGCGAGCCAGCGGCCAGTCTCCTTGCAGCGCCCCACCAGCGCGAAGCCCAGCAAGTCGTCCAGGCCGCCGCCGTCGATGCCGGTCGTGATGACCTCGCAGCGCTGCAGCAGCTCCGCCAGCGTCACGCGCTCCACAGCGCCAGCCCAGAAGTCGGCGCCGGCCCAGCGGTCGGCCCGCAGGTTCATGCCGATCTCGACATTCAGGTGTTTGGCCAGAAAGCGCTGGAAGCCACCGTCGCGCTCCGGAGAGCGCTTGCTCATCTCGTCCTGCAGCCACTCCAGGCTCACCGAACGGCCCATGTTGGGGTTGGTGATGTAGAAGTTCTCGCTGAGCAAGTAGGCCTTGCTCTCCAGCATGGCCTTGGGGAACTCGTACAGGATGCCGAGCACCTTCGGGTTGTGGACGATGCCGTCGCGCACGTCGCGCCAGTAGTCGAGCTTCTTCTTGAACTCGCCTGCCGGGGCGTCATCGGACTGCGTGGTCAAGAAGATCACCCAACCCTCTTCGCGCGACACCTGGCCGCCTAAAGCCTCCTGGAACATCGCACTGGCATTGGCTCGTTTGCCGAACAGCCAGAGCTCGTCCACCAGAACCCGACCGGCCTTCTTGCCCGACACCGTGTCGGTATCGGCGGCCACCACCTTCAAGGTGTTGCGGTTCACGCGGTGCGTGATCGTGCGGATGTGGTCCTGGATGTGGAACAGGGCAGACAGCTCCTCATCGGCCCGAACCATGCTGGCGGCAGGCTTGAACGAGTTGTCCGCGACCTCTTTTGTGGGGGCCAGGATCAGATGCTCCTCATCTTCGCGCCAGCAAAGGATCAGCGCGGTCAGCATGATGCCCGCCGCGATGGTCGATTTGGTGTTCTTCTTGCTGATCAGCAGGCCGTACTCCCGGATCAACTGCTGGCCTGTTTCAGCGTCGTAGGCGCCGAAGATGGCGCGCACAAAGTCGAAAACCCATTCCTCGCTGCATTCGCCGAAGGTCGGCGGGCGCCATTGCCCGATCTCGTCGTCCCACACCTTCGCCAGGTCCACCACCTTCAACTCTTTGAAGATGGCCAGGGCTTGCTCGGCTTGGTCTAGGAAGATCGGCGGCGGGATGATGGACTTCCGCTGCACCAACCTTTCTTCCCAGTCGATGCATGCGGTCGTCCAGTCCATGCCTATACCTTTCTTCCGTTAGCGGCTGCGAGCTTTGGAGGCGCGGCCGGCGTGAATCGGCTGGCAACCTTCTTGGCGGCAGCGGCCTTCTCTTCCTTCTTGCCTGCCTCCCCTTTCTTGGGGTGGCAGTACGGCGCGGCCAACGTCGCTGCCTGCATCCGGCGCCCACGGTCCTCATCGGGATCCCGCATCACCTCCAGCAGATAGTCGAGCGGCATCAGGTCCGTCAGATCGGGGGGTGGCTCAGGCTTTTCTTTGCCGAATGGCCAACTGGGCGGTGCGTCATCAGCCTTGAAGCCCTGCGCATCCACCGTGGGCGCGGCGGCCTTCTTACCCGCCGTCTTCTTCGCTACCTGCTTCGGCTCAGGTGCCGGGCTCGGCTTGCTCTTGGGGCGGCCAGCACCGGGCCGCGGCCCTCCTCTTGGCATGGCTCACCTCTTTGATTTCTTTGATTCGTTTGATTTCCACGGTCTGCCGGAAATCAAAACCCTGAAAACTCCTGTTATCGCAATGACTTGCGCGATGTTCTTCATGCGCCCGATAGGCCCAAAAGAATCAAACAGGGGGAAATTTTCTGTGCGTGCGGAACAGGGCGGTCTGGAGGAGCGACCCCCTCAAGGATCTGACTCCCCCCTACCCCTTGGCCGCCCTGAGGATGCCTCTGGTTCTCGTCAGACGGGCCTGAGCGCCGTCATCGCCGACCCGGAATGCCGAGAGCAGCTCAAGCATCGATAGTTGCACACGCACCGCTTTCATGTAGCCATCTCGCCGCAGGTCAGAGGACTTGGCGCGATCACGGGAGAGGCGCCACCAGTGAGCCGCGTACTCGACCCGCTCCTCGACATAGGCCCTTGCCCATCCCGGCAGGCCGCGCCGCGTGCACTCTCGCAGATCGCGGGCAAGGGTCTTGCGCATGCTGGAGTAGTTCATTGGCTACCTTGTCGGGCTTGCTGTTGGCGCTCCTGCCGCAGTTGGCGAGTGCCCGCGCCCAACGCCCATGCGATCAGAAGGCCGATGCCCATCACCCAATGGCCAAACCAAACCGCGCCCATCACCAGGCCGATGCTCAGCACGTTGTCCACTGCGGAGGGGAGCGCATAGGCGCGCTCGGGAAAACGATCCGTCCTGCGCACGTTGAGCAGGTTGGACAGCACCAGCACGCCGACCACAAAGGCCAGCAGATTGCCGGCTCCTTCAACGCCATCACCCACCCAGGCCCACAGCAGCCCATACATGCCGGCGTACAGCGCCAGCTGCGTGATTGCGGCCCTCATGCTGCGCCACCATCCACCACAGTGCGCATGGCGGTCGAGCCTGCATCGGCTTGCCAGGCCTCGGAAGCGCCAATCGCGGCCAGGCGGTCAGCCAACGCCTCAGCATCGGCTGCCGCGTACTCCTGCGCCAGCACCCGCTCCACCTTGCCGACAGCCTCGTGAAGGATGAACTTCACGGCATGGCTCTTGGAGGCCGTGTAGGTCTCCAGCAGTTGGCACAGCACTTCCGCATGCTTCCTCGCCCTTGCATCGGCGTCTGCCTCGATGCGTCCAGCCAGGGTGCGCATGAAGACCGACCTCGCGTCCATTGCCAAATCCATGTCCTGCTCCTCAGTGGCGGGCCTCGGTGCCCTGGTGCGATGTGGTGACGGCCGGCGCGGCGTGGGAGCCGGGCTGGTACTGCGAGGCGGGCATCGCGTCAAGCTGGGTCTGCAGCAGCTTGCGCTTGATGTGCGTGCTCATCGGCAGGATCACCATGGGGTTGGGGATGGCGCTGGGGCTGATGGTGCGGTTGATCTCGGTCACCGCCGAGAACACATGGCCGCACTCGAAGTTGCGGCACTGGAAGATGGTCTCGCGGCTGGTGTTGGTCAGCTGCAGGCTTGTCCGGGTGTATGCATGCTCTTGGCAGTGGGGGCACATCATTCGCATCGTCAGCACTCCTTGCGCTCGCGGCGCTCTGTGGGACACGTAGGGGCCGCGATATGCGGCACGACAACAGGGGTTGCTCGGGTCGGCTTCGGCGCGGCCGGCGCGGGGCGGACTGCTGGTGCAGGCCTGGCAGGCGGAACCACGATCACCGGGCGGGCCGGAATGACGATGACGGGTGCAGCCACTGCAGCGCCAGCAGCCAGCACCAGGGCGGCGAAGGGAAGAATTGCCTTCATCTCTGCTGCTCCTCGCGTTGCTTGTCTCGGGAATGGTGGGTAGCGCACAGCGGATCCCAGTTGCTGCGGTCCCAGAACAGGGTCTGATCGCCTCGATGTGGCACCCGGTGGTCAACCACTGTTGCCGCTTCCACCCTCCCCTCAGCCTGGCAACGGATGCACAGGGGGTGAGAGCGCAGGAAGCCCTCGCGGGCCTTCTGCCACTTGTAGCCGTAGCCCCGCTGCGCTGCCGTCTGGTCGCTGGTGCGCCAGCTGCCGGCCTGGATGGTTTGCACGCGGCGGGTGTCGAGCAGCGGCACAGAGCTCTTGAGGGTCTGGAGCCTGGCCATCAGCTCCTCGCCACGCCCTCGGACTTGAGGGCGTTGAACTCATCGCGGCTCACCTTGCGCTCCACGATCTCGGAAGCAACGAAGCTGAGATCCACGACGCCGGCCAGCATTCCGCCGTCGCGCGGTGTTTCGAGCTTCAGCACCTGGCCGATGGGTTGGCCGTTCACGAAGATCAGGCGGTGGACGCCATCGTGGAGGATCTCCACCCTCTGGCCCAAGTCAGGCGCCAGCACATGAGGCCGCGCCGGGATGATTCGCTCCACGTCATCTTCGAGATGGCGGTAAACAACGCCTTCAGCTTGTTCAGTCTGGGACATGTGGATCTCCTTGATGGTGGAATAGGTGCCGCCACGCAGGCCTTGCGCCCCATGCGCAATGCATGCTTTGCCGGGTGCACCTGGTGGCGGCGGATTGGTGACGGATGCCGGCGCTACCCGGCGCACTATCGGGGCGCGTGGCCCTGAGCAGGCTTGTCGAAGTCCCTTTTCGGGCCGCCTGCAGATCAGCTTTCTGCTCTCCGTCGAAATGGAGCGGCCTCCGGGAATCGAGCCCGGCTCCTCAGCTTGGAAGGCTGATGCCCGACCGATAGGCCAAGGCCGCATGTATAGGTCGCCCCTTCGGACTTATGGCCAATGCCACAGGGTGGATGCCGTTCGCTTCGCAACCAGCACCGTGGCAGCTCACGGCAGAGAACCCGCGCGCTCGGATTGCAGCGCGCACCCTGACTGGCTCAAGGCGGAAACAGAAAAGCCCGCAAGGCGCAAACCGTGCGGGCTTTGGACGTGTCTTCCCATCTCTTGCTCACCGAAGCCGCTACGGGCAGTCATCGGAGTGCTGGACGGTGACACCGGTATGCAGACTTTCTCATGCGAACCGGCAGTCGCAATTCTAACAACAGTTTTCAAACGGTCAATGGGTCGAGCGCGTTTTTCCGCTGATCCGGCCTCCCGCGTCCTGCATGCAGCTGTCCATGTAGCGCATCGCCTTCGCGCCCACGGCGCCCTCAGGCGGCGGCAGTTCCCCCTTTCCAGCGCAGGCCATGCACTTGTCGTCGGAGAGCTCTGTAACGCTCCAGCGCTTGAGCATCAGCCCACGGCCGCAGCACAGCGGGCACTTCGGGGAGAGCCATTGCAGGATGATCTGATCCACCGCGCTGTCGGGCATGCCGTCCAGCAGCAGCTTGATGGCCAGGTGGCGGCGCACACTGCGGAGCGACTTGAGCGGCTGGACCAACATCCGCATCTCGCTGTCATAGCTGGCCTGCAGCCTGTCCTTTGCCGCCTTCGTGCTGTTGGCCGTCACCTTGGTGATGCCCTTGCCCATCGAGACACGGGCGGCGTGGAAGACATCGCTGCGCGAGGGCTTCTTCGGCAGCCGGCGACCAGCGCCATCAAATTCAGCCTGCAGGCGCATCAGCGCGGCGCCGAACTGCTGAGGCGCCCAGGCCACGGCCATGAGGTAGTCCACATCACCCGTGGTGCGCGCGTCCACACGCAGGGACATGGAGTGCGTTGCTGCTGCGTACAGCTCTTGCGTCGTTGGTGCTTCGCTCATCGTGATCTCCTCAATTGCCCATCAAGCGCTGCACGGTCACGTTCAGCGCGTCCATTTCATCCATCCGCTTGATCGCCCACATGCGGCGCTGACCGTGCAGGCCCAGCAGCGCGCCACGGTGGCAGCTCTCGCACAGCGCAATGCACACGTACTGGCGGTGCTGTTTGACGTGGTGCGCCTCGCTCGGGCCAGGCGCATCGCACACACTGCAGGGCAGCTCCTTCACGGCAGCCAGATGCTCGCGCTCGCGGTCGTTGAGCTTGTTCAGCATGGCGACACCTCCACCACGACACGGCCGCCCGGGGTGTCGCCCCGGGTGATGCTCAGGCTCCAGTGCTTGTCGTCCACGCCCAGCACGTCCGCCAACCCATCCAGGCCGGCCTTCATGCGAGCGAGGGCGTTGTCAAGGTCGTAGGCGCGGCGGGTCGGTGGGTGGAACGTCAGGGCCAAGTGCAGCTTCTGGGCCTGAATGCGGCGCACGCCCTGCTGCACAGCGGCGTATGCGCAGTCGTGGCGGTATTGCTTCTTGGCCTTGGCCAGGCGCGCCCAGTGCATGCGGGCGTTCGGCGACAGCTCCTTCGGGGGCCATGGGAGTTCGATCTTCACGATGCGCGTTCTCCCTTGCCGGCCTGCACCATGTCGCCCAGCTCGTCGGCGGGCTTGACCCCGTACTGCAGTTCCAGCGCCAGCTGCGCGTAGTGGATGACCTTCTGCAGATCCTGGGCGCCGCCCTTGGACTTGTGCCGGGTCACGTACTTCACGATGTTCCCCTGGAAGAAATCGAGGTCGTTCGCGTGGATGTACTGGATCGGCTGGATGGCGCAGCCCTTGTAGTGGTCGCCACCTGCTTGCGTGTCGAGTGCGCTCATGCACCCCTCCTCTGTGGTTCGAACCGGACCAGGCCGGCAAACATTGGCCCTGCTGCCTGATATGCGACTGAGCGGCCATTGCGCGCCTTGCTCACCGTCTCCCGGCTCAACCCCAGTTCGGCGGCCAGCTGCACGCCACTCTTCTCGCTCGCGAGGATGTGCGCGATCACCTCCGGGGTCAGCTTCGCGCGCTTGCGGCCGCCCAGCCGGTTTGCCAAGATGCGCCTCGGCACATCCTTCAGGCGGCCGGTCTGGCTGATCCAGCCACCAAATTCAGCGCAGGGCGAACAGGCCACATGCGCCGGGTTGCAGCAGGCCTTGTTTTCGCAGGTGCCATACGCACGCCAACCAGCTGGGATAGGCTTCCCCGTCTTGCAATGCCAGACCGCACGGGGCCCGTTCTGCGTCGTCATGACGTCGGGTCCACGGGTGTAGTCCGGTGCGTAGATATTGGCGCGGCCGTCGTGGCGCAGAGACCCCTTCCACAGCCAGCA